CGTGCAGGACCTGGTCCTCGACGAACGACGCAGCCATGTGGATCACGGTGTCGGGGCGCGCTGCATGCGCCAGCTTGATCCAGTCAGTACCGGCGACGTCCTCGTGAGCGCCACGCTTCTTGTCGAGTCCCAGCACGACGTCGACGAGGCCACTGCAAGCGACCAGCCCTCCGATGTAGCCGAGGTCTCCAGTGAGCAGGACGCGCGGCGCGGGTGGCGCGCTGGTGACTGCAGCGTAGGCGCGTGGGTCTAGGCCCAGTGCAGCAGCAACGGCAGCATATAGCGAGAAGTCTCTCCTGGTAGTCATTGTCCACCTCCTGTTATATACTCTAGCGTTGACGACGAACTTGCCGCAATAAGAATCTACGTTTTTGATCACTACACTGATGGCCAACCCGCTGGGGCTGCCAAATCCGGTGATCTCTGAAGGCGCACTGCTTGCGGTCGGGGCGATGTTGTCGCCAGTCCACACCCTTCCGCATCCGCTACGTTGAATTGAGGCAGTCCAGAGTCTAAACTTCGAGGCGCGAATCATCCACAATCTTAATCAGGAGACGATCCATGCGTCCAAAGGCTTATGTGTCCAGTTGCTTCCATGCGGTGGCAATAATGGCAATCTTCATCGCCCCGGCGATGGCGATCGATTTCACCATGCCGTTGACCCAGCTTGATGGCAAGCCGTTCACGGACGAATCCGGCAAGGCCATCGAGCTGACCTTGGGCTCGGCCTCCGAGAATGCGCTTCTGAAGGTCTATCAGGACGAGCCCAATCTGGCCGGCGAGGAAAAAGTCAAACGCTACCTCCTGGCGGTCAAGATTCACGACAAGACCAATGTCGATTTGAACTCCGACGAGATCAGTATTCTCAAGAAGCTGATCGGCAAAAGCTACAGCGCCGCCGTCGTGGGCGAAGCATGGACGGCGCTTGATCCGGCAAGCGTCAAATGAGGTGGGTCTTGATCGTGAGCACACTCGCTGTCGGTCAAGTCCACGTTACCAGGGTGCCGGGGTTCACGAGCGAAACGCAATGCCTCGATGCCGCGCAGGCCGTCAAAGCACATGGCGAGCGGATCAACCCGATCTTCATCTCCAGTATGATAGGGGCGATCTGCCTGCCACAGGATAAATAACCGTGGCCGTTACAAGCAACACGATCGCCAATCAGGCAATCGGCCTCATGGGGGACAACCAACCCTCCGTCGTGGGCAATGCGCCGAGCTTTGACAACTCGCCAGCCGGCGTCGCGCTCGCGCATCTTTATGCCCCAGCGGTCGCAACCGTCGCCCGCCAATGGGGCTCGGAACTTGCGCGCAATGCCTATACCCTGGTACCGACCGGCAATACGCCGCTGACATTGTGGACGCAGGAGTATGCCTATCCGCCGAATGGCATCGAAGTCTGGCAGCTCATCCCGGCCGCTATTGCTGATGCCAACAATCCGCTGCCGGTGAATTGGGACATTGCCAATACCGAAGTCGGCGGCACGCAAGTCAAAGTGATTCAGACCAATCTGGCGAACGCCATCGTTATCTACAATAACAATCCGAACGAAAACACCTGGGACCCGCTATTTCGCGAGGCGGTTGTCCGGTTGTTGGCTAGTGAGCTTGCGTCGTGGCTGGCGGGCCGACCCGATACCGCCGAGGCGCTCCTACAAAGCGGCGCGGCGTTCGAAAGCCTGGGCGAGGGGAGACCGGATTGATGCCGATGTGGCGGGTTTGCAAGATCACGGGCGAACGGCGTTCCGTCTTTGACAAGTGGTATGCCAAGGCGGGCCGCCCACCCGCGGCGCGCTACGAGTTCGAGGACAACCAAGGTCCGTGCGCGTTTTGCGATCAGCGCATTGGTCACAACATCGCATTCTTTTTCTGTGCGGAGACCGATGCTGAGACGGCCGCCGCGACCGCGTGCGCGGTGTGTCCTGATATCACGGTGAACTGACATGGTCGCCTCCGCGCAGTCTCCCGCCGATCTTGCGAATCTCGCCTTCGTGCGGATGGGCTACAAGCTGCGCATCGGCTCGCTCTATGACGGCTCGCTGGCGGCCAAGAAGATTCTCGATGTTTACGGCCAGACTCGCGACAATCTCCTGCGCGATGGCGATTGGGGTTTTGCGCAGCGCTATGTCGCGATGACCTTGCTCAAGTCGGCGCCCGCGGGCGGCTATATCCCGCCGACCATGTGGAATCCGGCGACCAACCCGCCGCTTGGATACCTTTATGAGTACAGTTACCCATCAGACTGTCTCAAGGTCCGCGCCGTGCAACCGACGCCGTTGTTTGCGCTCAACTATGATCCGCAGCCAGTCGTGTTCTCAATCGACAACGACAGCAACTATACGCCTGCGCAGCGGGTGATTCTGTGCAACGTGCCGAGTGCGGTACTGGTCTATACGGGGCAAGTGACCGATCCCGCCACCTGGGATGTGGGCTTTACGGAATCCCTTGCCGCTACACTCGCGCGCCATCTCGCGCCGTCGCTGGTCGGCATGCAGGGCGCGCAGATGGCAGCGGCCGACGAAGGCCAAGCCAAGATGCAGGCGGAAATGGAGCAGGGATGAGCGGCTGGCTCCCCGAGGATATCGCGAATCAGGCGCTGGACGCCGCTGGTGTCGATATGAGCATCGGAAGCCTCCAGGAAGGCACGCGCCCGGCGCAAGTGCTGTTACGCGCCTATGGGCAATGCCTGCGGCAATTGCTGCGCGCAGCGCACTGGAATTTTGCGAGAACCCAGACGCCGCTGACGTTGCTCGCCGATGCAAGCGGCCAGACGCCCAATGTTGGCAATCAAGTGCCTACGCCTTGGTCCTATGAATATGCGTATCCGTTAAATTGCATGAAGGTGCGCTTCGTCCCGTGGAATCCTCAATCGCTGACACCCGGCGTTCCGTCCAAGAACATTTCTATTCCTTCGACCCCGCTGATGACAGGTCTTGGCCAGCAGCCCTCGTGTAACATGCGATTACAGCCGGCGCGTTTTCTCGAAGCCATGGACACCAACTATCTGCCGCCTGGCAATGACCCGCTGCCACAGAATCAAGGCGTCAGCCCGCAGGGCCGCACCGTGATCTTGACCAACGTCCAGAACGCGCTCGTGGTCTACACGGCGTTGATGAATTATCCGAGCAATTGGGACCCGATCTTTAGGGCGGCGTTCGTCGCTTATCTCGCCAGCGAGATTGCGCTGCCCTTAGCCAAGGACAAGAAATTTGGACTCACGCTGCGCGACCAGCAGATAAAGATCGCGCAGCAAAAGATCACGCAGGCGCGGCTGACGGACGGCAATGAGGGCTGGTTCAACAACGATATTGCCACTGACTGGATGCGCGACCGCAACACCGGCGGCGGCTTCGGCTGGGGTTTTGGCGGCTGGGGCGGCTACGGCGGCGGCCCGGGTGTGTGGTTCAACGGCTGGGATCAGTGCAACTTCGGCAATAGTTCATCCTATTGATTTGATCCATGTCTCTCCCCATCAATCAAACTGCTTTCGTCACCGGGGAAGTCGCGCCGAGCCTGTTTGGCCATGTCGATCTCGTGCGCATGCACTCGGGCGCGGCAACCTTACGAAATTTTTTCGTAGGCTACAAAGGCGGCGCCTACAGCCGCGCCGGTACGGCCTTCGTGGGCTTCTCCAAGCAGACCGGCCGCAACGTGCCGCCGCGGCTGATCACGTTCCAGTTCTCGATCAATCAGGGGCTCGCGCTCGAATTCGGCAATTTCTACATGCGCGTTATCTCCATGGGTGCGTTCGTGACGGAAACGCCGGTCGCCATCACGAGCATCAGCAACGCCAATCCTGGCGTGTTGGTGATGTCGTCGGATGCCTTCGTGACGGGGGATTGGGTCTTCATCGCCGGCGTCGTCGGCACGACGGCGGTCAACGGCCAGACCTATGTGCTCACCCGCACGTCAGCGGCGCATTACACGCTGCAGGATGTCTACGGCAACAACATCAACACGACTGCATTCGGGGCGTATATCTCGGGAGGCACGGCTGCGCGGATTTATACCCTTTCGACTATATATGCGGAGGCCGATCTCGAATATCTGAAGGCGACGCAATCGGCCGATGTGATGTCGATCTGCTGCGTCAACCAGGTGACGCAGACCGAATACCAGCCGCAGGACTTGAGCCGCACT